ATTACTCCTCCAGCGTTCTATAAATTGATCGGAGTAGATCTTGCCCTTAATAATGCTACTAATGCTTACGTTACTATCAACAAGTTTAATTTCATTGACCGTAACCGGTTCGTCTATCCTAACACCGCTAGTACTATTTACGGGGTTTTTAATCTACAGTATCGTGTTATGGGTTCTAATTTAGAGTTCATCCCTACCCCTAGTGCCGGCCAAGCCATTCGCCTATGGTATATTCCGCGCATGAACCAGCTTCTCCAAGACACAGATACTACAGTGCAAGGTATCTCGGGTTGGATTGAATACGTTATCGTTAGGGCTGCTAAATACGCGCTAGACAAAGAAGAAAGCCCTACCGACGTTCTAACACAGGAGCTGTTGTTCCTTAAAGGTCGCATAGAAGAAACGGCTTCGAACAGAGATGCAGGCCAATCCGATACTATCAGCGCTACTAGGAATTCAACTAGCTGGGGTATGGGTAATGGTGGGAACGGTTGGAACGGCGCCACGGGGGGATACTAACGTGTTACCCCAGAAACTAGATTACCCAAAAATGCTAACTACTTGGGCCCAGCAGCTTGATCCCGTGATCGCTAATGAATGGATACAAGGGCAACTACTGACGGGTATAACTCTAGTATCTGGCAACAATGCTATTAATCACAAACTAGGACGTACGCCTAATGGCTGGACTATAGTATCTCCACAAGCAACGGGTTGGGGTAATATATATCAAACTTCGTATCAAATCAATCCTACACTAACTTTAACCCTTAACAGTCCGAGCACTATACCGTGCTCGATTTGGGTGTTCTGATGTCGATTATGAATTCCCCTAACATGAATCTACCCATACCAACTGTAGGCAGCGAGCCTGGACCTAACTACGCTACAGATGTGAATAATTCGTTGACTTTAATAGATCAACACACACATTTACCGGGCTCAGGCGTGTATATCACCCCGGGTGCAATAGATATAAATACCGCGCTAACATTTAATGATAACTTCGCTACAAATCTTGCAGGTGTGACTTTTACTACACAAACTGTTATTCCTGCCGCGCAGACCATATATGTTAAACTCGGTACAGAAGCAACACCATTACCTGATCTCTTTTATTTCGATGGTACAAATACCGTACAGCTAACTGCCGGTGGATTAGTTAATGCTACTATTGCAAGTATCCCTGGTGAAAGCTACGCAGGTGGCACATTCACGTGGCGCCAAGGAACAGGATCGACACTCCCCGCCAACTTCGATATAGGAAATACTACATTACGTCCGCCGGGCACAGGAGTTACAGGGGGCACTGGATACGTGACTCTGACTGTACCTTCATCTATAGGCGCTAATCAATACAATGTAGCATTGCCTTTATTGCCCGCCACTAATCCGGCATTTCTTACAATCGATACATTTGGCAATATGGCCTCGACGGTATCGACTGTAGGCGGCATTACGGGCAGCATGATTGCCCCCACTACCGTGACAAATAGCAACCTTGCGGGTTCAATTACGGCGTCCAAGATCAGCACAGTAAGCGCAACTTCAGTCCTTTTTACTGGATGTAAGGTAACTTATAACGGCACCTTCACCCGCGTGTACACAGGGGATAATCTTACCTGGAATGCTGCGGTATATGGTACGGGTATAGTCGGTAGTGCTTACACAGTTCCAGCTACTGGTAAATATAGAATGTCCACAATGGTTACATTAAATAACGTCGCGGGTGGACAACAAGCTTTTATTTATGCCAATGTCAATGGATCGAATACAACAGCCGTTGCATATGGTACCGCAGTCGGCAACGGGCAACCCAATACAATCAGCGGCTCTACTACTTTAGCACTCAATGCGGGCGACACCTTGATTCTTCAAATAGCGTGGAGCTATGACGCTAACAACCGCAGTCAAAACGGCGATGCTACCTATAACTGGTGGTCTATTGAGTATGTAGGACAATAATGGCACTAACTAAACAATCAGTGCCTGTTAATTTTAGCCAAGGATTAGATTCAAAGACTGATCCAAATCAAGTCCCGGTGGGAAAATTCTTAGCCCTCACTAATTCAGTATTTACTAAAGGTGGGGCGCTTACTAAGCGTAACGGCTTTGCAAATATCACAACTCTTCCTAATCGACTACAGACGACACTCACAACGCTTAATGACAATCTAGTAGCAACTGGGTCTAATTTATATTCTTACAACGCTGATATCAATCAATGGACAAACCAGGGCTTAGTTCAGCCGGTTAGTCTTAATACGTCGCCTTTATCTAGAACTTCAAGTACACAAACCTCCCCAGACGCTTATATAGCATATAATGGTCTTGTATGCTCGGCGTATATGGCTAATAGTACGGCATATTTTCAAGTATCCGATAGCCAAACCAGTGAGCAAATAGTTAAGACTACAGCAATTACAACCATAGACACTGCGATTTCTGCCGCAGCAGCACCGAGAGTATTTGTTCTTGGAAATTACTTTATAGTTACATATTTAGCTACTGTAAGCTCCACTCCACACATCAAGTATATTGCTATTCCGATAACTAATCCGAATGCGGTGCTTGGAGCGACAAATATAAGCAGCGTTGTCCGCAGCTTATCGGCTGGATACGATGCTACAATAGTGAATAACACATTGTATATATGTTGGGCATCATCATCTTCGTCTGTTCTTGCGGCTCAACTATCCACATCTCTCGTGTTATCTGGCGCAGTCACAGTAAGCAATACATACTCCGCTACGGTCGTTTCTGTTGTGGCGGATGATTACAATCCAGCTGCGATTAAACTTTGGTTTGTTTATTATGATAGTAGTACGACTAATGGTTATGTCTCAGTATATGACCAGACACTCAGCGTAGTATACCTATCCTCTGCAACAGTCATCTCTTCAACCCCGGTGAATACGGTTACAGCGTATGCTAGTAACGGGTCCGCTACTATTTTCTATGAAGTCCAGAATACCTATGCATCTCCTTACCCTGTTAGCGGCGTAGAAACAGATTATGTTAATTCTGTGACGTGCACGCAAGGAGGGACTGTTGGATCTCCGATCACTATCCTTCGTTCTGTAGGATTAGCCTCTAAAGCGTTCTATAGCTCCGTTGGTAACTCCATATATATGTTAGTAGCGTATGGCGATATTAATCAACCCTCATCTACGAACAACTCCAATCAGCCAACTTATTTACTGATAGATAGTTCCGGCAACATCTATATGCGTCTCGCATATTCAAATGGAGGTGGATATGAAACAACCCAAGTACTTCCTAATGTTTCTACACTGGACGGTAAGTATTTCATAGCCTATTCGTTCGCGGATTTCCTGACGACAGTGAATAAAGGTACTAATAATCCCTCAGGTACTCCATCAAATGCCATATACACACAGCTGGGGACCAACCTAGCTATACTCAGCATTAATACATCCCAGCAATATAGTTCAGAAATCGCTGGAGCACTGCACTTAACTGGCGGGCAGCTCTGGGAATATGACGGCGTTAAGCCTGTCGAACACGGATTTCAAGTGTGGCCCGAGAACGTACAAGTAAGAAACACTAATGCAGGTGCGGGTTCTATTGGAGCCGGTACGTACTATTACCAAACCACGTATGAATGGACAGATGCTGCAGGTAATCTTCATAGATCTGCCCCTAGTATACCGGTATCTGTGACAGTTACTGGGAGTACAAATACAAATACTATCTATGTTCCGACACTACGGCTCACGTATAAAATAGCTCCTAATCCAGTGAGGATTGTGGTATATAGGTGGTCTGCTGCACAAGAAGTTTATTACCAAATCACCAGTGTGACATCGCCTATAATTAACGATAAAACCGTAGATTTCGTTAGTATCACTGATACATTCTCAGATGCGCAAATACTTGGAAACACTTTGTTATATACAACTGGCGGCTCTATAGAAAATATAGCTGCTCCTGCATCAATTGCAAGCGCGTTATTCAAAAATAGGCTATTCTTAGTAGACGCCGAAGATCAGAACTTATTGTGGTACTCAAAACAAGTCATAGAGGCGGTGCCTGTTGAAATGTCCGATCTGTTCACGATTTACGTTGCCCCCACAACAGGTGCCCAAGGAAGCACAGGGCCTGTTACAGCATTGTCGGCAATGGATGATAAGCTCATTA